GTAAATCGATTGTGTATTTGTATTAACGGTTGCATTGATTATTTTTTTCTTTACAGGTGTATAAAATAATGATATAATGTTTACTGTAATACATAATTATGAGGAATCGTATGAAGAAAATCTTCAATGGTTGGAAGATGTATATGTTTTTAACAACATCGACTAATATATTGCTTATTACAGCATTTGTATTAGTTTTCGGAGGTGGAGAAAATGAGAGTAGATGACGCTTTGTTAGATAAGATTGCAGATGAATTTTTAGCTGTAAAAGGGATTGTAACACATCAACATAGCGCAGTTATAACCTTTGAACAATTCTTAGTAATGAGATTAAAGAAGATGGGGGTATCATGGTTGAAAATGACCGTCATAAAGCTAAAGAAAGGCTTAAAAGAGGTAATTATGATGTCTAGGTAGGAAAAGATTAAAAAGAGGAAAGAAAGGCGTTTGGAGAGTGTTTGAGGTCGTTTCAGACTAATGGTATAATATATAAAAACAAAAGGAGATGTAGCCAATGAAGAGAAGATTTAACGTTGGTGATATAGTCAGAGTTAGGAATGATTTGGAGGTCGGCAAGATTTATCATTCGTATAATGGTCAAAGTGATATATTCACATCTAGAATGAGAAAAAATTGTGGTAAAGAAGGGAAGGTTATTGAAGTTGGTCATGTAGGTTATAAACTAGATATTGACCCTATACACACATATACAGAAGAAATGTTAGAATATCCTAATGAATTAGCTAAAAGGGATTATGAGCTCGATGTTGAGCTTGTTATGGATAATTCAAGATTAGAGTTTTATCGAAAGAAAATTGATGAAGCATTAGATAATCGTATGTTTGAAACAGAGCCAGAAAAGTTTCAAGAAATGGTTGATGAATACAAGCGATTATTCGACAAAATAAATTTAAATCTTTTTAGGAAATCTGTTGACAAAAGATAGAGTGTGTAGTATAATATAATTAACGATAGATATAAAGGAGATGATATTATGCTAACACAATATCAATTAGAAAAATACGCTAAAAAATTCTTAAAAGATAACTACAATATGGAGCTGTTAGTTCCATTAAAGATTAATGGTCGATTAAGAACAGCATGTGGTCGATTTGTTTACACTCGATTTAAGAGCGGTAAGCCTAGCGTACCTAAAGTTGTAGAATTAAACAGATACTTCTTAGAAAATAACGAGCCTGATGTTGTGTTAGATGTTTTGCGTCATGAATTGGTGCATTACGCTTTATTCATGCAGGGAAAACCTCATCGAGATGGACACCCTGTATTTGAAAATGAATTGAAGCGTTTAGGAATTGTAAGTCAAAGCACAGTTGATAAATACAATATTAAATCTAAACCTGTAAATATTAGGGTTTATGAGTGTGAGGATTGTGGATATAAATACAGAAGAAAAAGAGCGTTGGCACATGGTGGTAAATATCATCGTTGCGGTAGCTGTAATGGCAGATTAATAGATAAAGGAAAGGTAGTTATGGCTTCATGAAGAAGAGATATAAACCGTTATTCTTCACCAATCATCAGTTAAAAAAATGGCTAAAAGAGGAATGTCTAAAGCTATCATACAGACTGTTGTTAATAATGGTGAGTGGAGAGAGGGCAAATTTGCCTTCTCTTATGAAATTGAATATAAAGGTATTATAGTAGTTTTGTATGAGCAAAAAACTCAATACAACGTCTGTACGTGCAAATTAAATAGAGAATATACAATGAAAGCAGAAAAGCTCAAAGAAGAGCTAGGGGTTGATTTTTGGCAAGCGGTACATAAAGTTGTTAAGAGCATTGATTTGTCAGAGGAAATTGCAAATATTGATTAAAATATTTGCAATTCTTTATTGACAAAAGCAAAAAATAATGGTATAATGGATATAAAGATGAAGGAGGAAAGGGGAAATCAAAAAATGTCTGTAAAAACAAAGCCTAGAACACCTAAATGGGTGCAGAGACAATTAGAAATGTCAAAATATGTGGGAAAGAGAAAACATAGTTCGCAAATGACAAAACAAGAGCTAGATTCATTGTATAGTAGATTAAGAAGTGTTGAAAAATGGGAGTTAATCGGTCATGTATTTGATAGAATTGAAGAAAAAGGTATTAATGCAACATATGATGATATTGCTTCAACAGTCTATCATTGTGACATTATCGAATACAAAATTGACTACAACGCAAAAATCAACAGATGTGAAGAGAGAGTTGTAGTACGAAGCAAAGCAGTAACTAACGGTGAATACAATTTAAATGTGGTTTACAATCTTCATAGTGATAAGGTTATTACGGTATGGCTAAACCATATCAACGATTTTCATGATACTTTAGATTGGTCTTTATATGATCCAAATATGAAGGTGTTTGGTGTTAACGATTAAACATCAAACACCAATAAAACGAAGATTTTATTGAGAAAGGAGAAACAAAATATGAGATGTGCAATTTGTGGTCAAGGAAATGTCGATGGAGCATTTGATGATTTTGGTGATTATGTTTGTGTTGATTGTTGGGCAAACGGCGAAGCTGAATTTCAAGGAAGGTATGCAGTGGAATTTGTACCAGCAAACGTATCGTATGATGCAGATTATTCAACAGAATCAATTGAGAATTTTTTAGATGCTTGCAACAATAAAAATAAATGAGGTGAAAATATGGATTCAGAAAAGATTTATAAGGATGAAGAAGGTAATGATGTGGTTTTAATTGGTATTTATTCCAAAGAAGAAATTGAAAAAATAAAACAAGAATAAGAAGAAAAATTTTGGGAATCTATAGAAAAAATAAAGAAAGCTTTATCTGAAGTTGAAAGAATGCGTAAAAGGGATGGTTGATATGTTAAAGCATAAAACATGCAAATATTGCGGAAATAAACTGCGTGTATTCTATGTGCAAGGTAGATTTTGTTCGTTTGAATGTAAAATAAAATATAAAAATATAATTAATGAAAGGAGAAATGTGTGATGAGTGAATTATTAACAACTGGACAAATGATAGATAAATTGAAAATCGGGGAGGTGGCAGAAAGTAAAAATCAAAGAGCTTATTATGATAATTGTCAATTGATTGTTGAAAGTAAATTAACTGGCGAGAAAAAACCTTTTACCATTTGGATTAGTGACAAAAGTCCTAAATGGCGTATTCTACCTTATTATGTCAGTTTTGAGGAGGCGTATAAAGCAGGTAAACAAGGTAAAACTATTAATTTTCATACTGATAATGGTGTGGTACATACAATTGAACATTTTGATGACAGTTTAGATGAAAATAGATTGAGTAGTTATAGTTTAAGAGAACTAATTGAGGGTAATTGGAGTATTGAAGATTGAACGAAAATAAAAAAATAAAATGAGGGGTGGTTTTTATAGGAAAAGGTATTAAACATAAAAAATATAAAGAAATTGAAGGAGTATTACATAAACAGTGTAAAATTTGCGAAGAATGGTTTCCGTGTAATTCCGTGTAATGAGGAATATTTCTATAAAAACAAATCAAATAAAACAGATGGACTACATCCTTATTGCAAAAAATGTACTAGTAGAAAATATATCAAATGGGTAAAAGAAAATATAGAAAGAAAAAGAGAACGAGATCGTGAATGGGTTAAAAAACCAAAAAATATACCTAAAGTAAGAAGAAATCAAAAATTATATAAAGAACGTGGTAAACGAAAAGAATGGGAAAGAAAAAATAAAGACAAATTGAGAATGTATGCATTTTATAAGACTATGCATAGAACGCATGAAATTACCGATGAAGAATGGGAATTTTGTAAACAATATTTTAATTATTCTTGTGCATATTGCGGTGTATCTGAAGAAGAGGCGAAAAAGAAATATGGTCAAAGACTACATAAGGAGCATGTTTATCATGAAGGAGCAAATGACTTAAGTAATTGTGTACCAGCATGTAAACGTTGTAATAGTAAAAAATGGATGTTTAAATTTGAAGAATGGTATAACGAAAATAATCCAGTGTTTGACGGAGAAAGATTAAATAGAATAAAGAAATGGATAAAAGAAGACTATAAATTATTCAAACAAACCAAATAAAATTGATTTTTTAAACAGAGGTGATGTTGATGCAAGCTATTCAAGAAAATTATATAAATAGTTACTTAACCAATATGCCGACTGATATTGTTAATCAATATGGGTTAAGTAAAGTTCTTCTAACCAGAAGAGAAACAATTTATCTGAAACATGTACTGAAAAATGTATTTATGTATGGAACAGAGGATGAGTTAAAAGAGAAATTAGACATGATGCAATTTAAATCATTATTTCAATATTTTACTTTTGTTACAGATAAGTTGCGAGCAATCTATAAATTGCCGAGGGAATATCAAGTTGAGAATGCTGATGATATTATAAAACGGAAACGGAATAGCTTCTTTAAGACACTAGAATTATATAAGGATTTGAAGCCGATTATTATCCTTGATTTTGATAAAACAATCACCAATAAGAAATTTCACTCTTTATACAATTACATAATTGATGATTACCATATAGTTATCAATAGTGCGAACCCGAATTTAGAAGCAATTGAAGAATATTTGGATAAGTATAATTTGAAGCGACCAAAGCAGATTTATGCGAATAAGGGTAAGAAAAAGAAAATCGTTAATTTGAAACAGTTAGCGTTAAGACATATTGGGAAAATTATCTTTTACATAGATGATGAAATTGAATACTTAGATTATGGTTGCTTGTTATTTATGTATTGTTATCGATATACAAAGAGTGGGAAAATATATAACCATACGATATTTAAGAAATAAATTATAAGGGGTGTTTATAATGAAATTAGATGAATTAACACGTAAAAGGATTGAAGAATTATGTAATGAATTGATAAATGAAAGTCTATATAATCCTAATCGTGATACTGCACTTTTTGCTGGTGGTATGTATATAGGTATTCTTAGGCTATTAGAAATGTTAAATATTGAAATCAATAATGTTAATAAATTTAGCTTTTTATCGGATGGTGAATGATAATGCAATATGAATTTCCTATTAAAAAAATAAATCGTAATGGTAAAGAATATATATGGATGGAAAGTGAGATGTTTTATAATTTCTTTCTTGTTTTGTCAGAACATATGAATATTAATCAGGTTATTGTTGATTTGATTAAGAAGAAATATAATAAAGCTAAAAAATATAAAAAGAAAAGACTGCGATTAAAGAAAGAGAAAGAAGTATTACAGGAAATGATAGGAATCTTATTGTATTATAAATAAAATTGAGTTTATTGAAAAGGAGGGTTAAAATGAATTGTATAATTTGTGGCGGAAAAATCATTAGTCAATGCAAATGTTTTCGTGGTGATGTAACTTGTGAAAACGGTCATTCTTATCATTGGTCGCCCTTTTATAAGGAATATCATCAAGGTTTGAGTAACCATAATACAGATACATTTAGCAAAGATTGCTGCAAAGAAAAAAGAAAAATTGAAATTATAAATTAAATAAAACTAACATTTTAACATTATTTCCGAAAGAAGCCCCCACTTCAAGCAGCCCGAAAGGGTGGTAAGTGGAGGGTAGTTCACATAAACAAATTAAACAAAAAGAAGTATGAAAAGATATAGAAAAGATTGTTAAAAGTAGGGGGTAAGGGTGGTATAAAATGCGAATATTAAAATACATAAATAAAATAATAAAATATATAAATTATGTTATTGATACAATGTCATTTAATTATTTTTATAAATGTTTTTATAATGCTGAGATTAGTTTGTTTGATAATTGTTCTTGGAAAAGTTTTAAGAGACATGTAAAATGATAATTTTAAACAAAATATAAGAGGAGATGATATATTGAAAATCAGTAAAGCTCATTCGATACAAGGTGTTAGTAAAAATCGTGAAGAAAATGATTTTTACCCTACACCATCAAATGCAATTCACGAATTATTAAAACGAGAAAAATTTGAAGGATTAATATGGGAATGTGCTTGTGGTGATGGTGCGATTAGTAAAGTGTTAGAAGAATATGGTTTAGAAGTTTATTCTTCTGATTTGATAGACAGAGGATACGGAGATGTAGGTATAGATTTTTTAAGTACATATAAGAAAGTCGATAATATCATAACAAATCCACCATATAAATATGCAACAGAATTTGTGCAACATGCTCTAACACAAGCGAATAAAAAAGTGGCAATGTTATTAAAGATTCAGTTTCTTGAAGGCGTAAAAAGATATGAATTATTTAAAACAACACCATTAAAAAAGGTATATGTATTTTCTCAAAGGCTTAAAATATATAAAAATGGTGTACAACAAAAGAATAGTACAATGATGTGTTTTGCTTGGTTTGTATGGGAACATGGCTATAAGGGAGAGCCCACAATTGACTGGATTAAGGAGTGACATATATGTTATGTGAAAAATGCTGTAAAAATGAAAATGCTTATAGTTTTGAAGTTTATGAGGAATATGAGATTCCTGCTGAATATGATTTCATTTGTGTCGATTGTGCTGAAGAATATGAATCTAAATAGATAAAATTGTTTGATTTACAAAGATGTATTTATTCTTAAGCAAGGGGTAACGCTCCTGCTTAAGAATAAAAATTTCAAAAGATTTATAAAATTCTGTTGACAAATGATTGTATATAGTGTATAATGAATATAAATAAACAGAATGGAGATGATTTAATGATAGTTACACCATCATATCTTTATGAGAATGGATATATTGAGAATGTAATAATTAGTAAATTCGAGGATGGAGCACCTTTCGCAATCTTTGAAGATTGGGATGACGTATACGCAGTGAATTATGCTGTAATCGAAAAAATAGTGCCAGAAGCGTTAGAACTATATGAACAGGCAGGATTAGTTAAAGAGCGTAGATGGGGGCATGGAAAGGTCTTAGAAGGTGTTATAATTGATAATGAAGTGCCAGAAATCGTTAAACATGCGTTTGATGAGCATGATATTAAATGGTATGATGTTGTAAAATCGGCATTAGGTTGTGAATGGGGTTTTAGTGATGAATATACAATTTGTGATGATTGTGGCAATATTATTCGCACATCGCCAGACAGTTACCATTGGCAACCAAACTTTTATGTAGGAGATGGCTTCATTGTATGCAATAAATGTTTTAATGATAACGAAGACTATCAAGAAGAATATTTAGCAGACAGAATTAATAATCCTAAACAGGCTGTAAATGGATTGATGACAGAAGGACAGATTGAAAAGTTGGGATTTAAAAGGCTAGATGGTGAATATGAATCTGGTTGGTATTATATAGACGATAATCCAGAAACAATCTATGAAGAATTATCTAAAGATTTTAAAGAAGTATTATTCTATGTAAATAATGTCGAACAATTCAGAATTAACTTTATTGTGTTTGTACGTGGGGAAATCAAGTAATAATGCCGATTTCCCCATGATAATAAAATAGGGAGAAGATGTATGAAGAATGGAGAAGTAAAAAATAAAATAAGGAGTGTATCGATTATGAAAAGAACATTAACGCCTAGAGAATGGTTTAATACCTATGTCAATAAAGAGAAGTTGTTGAAAGATGTTATTAATGCAATAGATGAAGCAGTGCAGAACGATAGTACAGATTATGATGACGAAAATTATTTAGGATTAGTGCATGATATTGTTGGCGGTACAAATGGTCATTATATACCATTTTTTGCATTACAATATTTTGACTATGAAGGCATTGATACAGATAATATCGATAAATATAACCTTGATGAAGTTATTGACGAACTAGATAGTTTCACATATGAATTAGAAAGTATTATTAATGATATGGTTATGCAAGGTACAAGGATAAATGTATTTTTTGGATATTGGGAAGCTGATAATAGCTATTGTATGATGTCTACTATTAATAAAGATGATTACAATAATTTAAAGGATAAGTTTATCGTTTTTAGTGGTGACAGTAATGCAAAAATGTGATGTGGATAGCTGAAATTATCCTATTTCTATTGAAATGATTGATTTAATGCAAATAAGGAGGAGAATAGCATGAGAAAAGAAGTTATTAATTTATATAAATTTGAAGAATTGAGTGATGATGCCAAAAAAACGCAATCGAAAATTATCGTAAATCAATGGATTGGCAAATTAAATCGAAGTTTATTACTGAAAAATTTGCAGAAAAGTTGTCAGATATGGGTTATCCTACAGATAGTTTAGAATGGCGTTTAAACTATTCACAAGGAGATGGCGTAGCGTTTTATGGAGAAGTGGATATAGATAAGGTTATGAAGAGACTAGAGCATAAAGGTTATGATTTAAATTATGACTTATATAGAGCTATAGACAGTGAAAATTTAACTATTATAGCTAGGATATATCGCAATTCTTTTGGTTATCATTATAGCCATTATAATACGATGGAAGTATATGTAGATGGAGACAGTATTGAAACAATGATGGAGTATCTTTATGAAGATTTAGATAGCGATACAGATGAGTATGTTGATAAGTATAATGAGATACACAATTTTCTTTTAAACCTTAAAGACTGTATTCATAGCGATATTAAAAATGTGTCAAAAGAGTTAGAAAGAGAAGGTTATAGAGATATAGAATATTATTCATCTGATGAATATATTGTAGAAACATTAATAGCTAATGAGTATGAATTTACAGAAGATGGCATAATGTATTAATAACTTTTAGATTTGAATATAAATTGGTGAATGTCGATTTTTTACGATAACAGCAACGTCAAAAAGTTGCTAATCAAATGCATAAAAGGAGATGATTAAAATGAGAATGTGGGGCAAGACCCTTTTTGCCATAACCGTTTTACTTTTTACCTTTGTGGGTTGTAGCAATGAAGAATCGGTTAAAGAGCAGGAAATTGAGAAAAGAGAAGAAAAGGTGAAAGAGGTAGATGAGGTAGATAAGGTTGAAAAATCAGAAGAATTTTCTGAAAACAAAGATGATGCGGAATTAGATAAAAATTTTAAGTTGGAACAAGAGCTCGAATATTATTTTGATTCCGAAGATTTAGATAAAGCTTTAACTGAATTTGAATATCTAAACATAATTCAGAGCATAATTAAAACATCTACAACAACAGTAGAGAACGCTAACACATATATAAAGAAAGCTATTGACAACCCTTTATTATTGAAAAATGAAGCATGGATAAATGATTATGCATTCACATATCTTCCTATCTCTTTGTTAGTTGATTTGATGGTGAAAATGGAGGAGGATGGTAATGTGCCAAATAATATGCTTGATATTCACTTTAAAGTAAAGGAGTCATTATCTTTAATGGATAAAGCAGGTAAAACATTAGTTGAAGCAATTAAAGATGATATGAATACTGAAAAATATAATGAGGGCGTTGAATTAATGAAAAAGAGTGAAAATTCAATGAATGAAGTTATTGAAATTATTGAGGAAAAAAGTCAAAAATAATGATAAATTTCTCTTTACAAAAGACAAATTGTATGTTATAATATAGTTAATTAGAGGCGAGCGAAAGAAAATATATAGAGGATGTAATAAAAGATGAAATAAAGTGCATTGAATTAATGAATTATGAGTATAAACAAGGGTACTGCGATTATTTCTATAAAATTAATGGTAATATCCTTGTCTATTAATGTTATTCTTATGATGTTGAATACGCCACAATCATTGATAAAGCGCATATACAAAAACACCCAGTTTTTATATATGCTAAAAAGGCTCTCTATTAAGAGCTTTTTATCACTCTCAATATTTTGATAAAAGTTGTGTTTTATCTACTATTACCATATATTGACAATATTGTCAATAGAGCACACTTTACTAAGTTTTTTAAAAAAGTTATAATAATCATGTATAAAAGTTGTGCAAATGGATATAAATAATAGTAGAAAACAAACACAAATATTAGGAGTGATAATATATGACAAATATTAAAAATAATCCTATATTTAATGAAGAAGTTAAAAATGAATTTTTAAATACAATAAGAGAAAAAACGAGACATAATTATAGAAGAATTTTCACAATCACATTTAAACACGAATTAATATTGAATAAAGATATTAATCAGTTTACCCTAAAAGAGATTGAAAAAGTGCTCTGGAGCTTTAAATCGAAAACGAGAAATACAATCGAATCATACGGAAGAATCATTTCCAGTTATTTAAACTGGTGCGTCAAAACTGGATTGATTTCAAAAAATGTAATGGAAGATATGAAGCCAGATGATTTTGAAAAATTTATTCATGATGATTCGAAATATATATCCGAAAAACAGCTGAGAAGAATAGAGGATATGTGCAATAATTATCAAGACGCAGTAATTATACGATTATTATTTATTGGCGTAGGTGGAAAGAAATTAAGTGAGATAAGAAACTTAAAGATTTCAGATGTTGATTTTGAAAACAAAAGGTTAAAATTAACAGAGACATTAGAAGAAGATGAAAAAGGTTTACCTCTAAAATATACTGAACGGTTTATCAATGTTGACGATAGGACTTTATATTTAATCGAGGGTGCTATTAAGCAAAAAATGTATCTAAAAAGAAACGGGGAAATAGCACAAACAGAGCATGATAATATTAAACCTTTTACAGATTTAGTCGATAATGACTATGTTGTAAGGTCATCAATAACTAAGACAGAGAATTATAATACGCCTGTTGACAAGTTTGTAATATATAGAAGATTATCCATGTTAGAGGAAGTTTTAGGTTTAGACAGATTTAATGCAAAATTTATACAACAGAGTGGTATGCTATATCTTGCAAATAAAATTATGGAAAATGACGAAGTATCACTTGTTGACATAAAAATTGTTGCAGACCAATTCAATGTAAAATCGTATCATAACCTTAAAGGGTTGATTACCACTCAAAATATTCGCAAAATATATTCAAGGAGTTGTGATTAAATATGGCAAGAGAAGTTTCTTTACATGAAAAGGATATTATTTTAAATAAGAATAAATTAAAAAATATTTTAAATAAAAAAGGGTTGAGTTATATTGATTTTCATGCTAAAGTAATCGATGCTTATGGATTAGATTTATCATATAAAGGTTTCATGAGCCTTTTAGACAATAGGTCGTCATGGAAATTGTTATATGCATACGCTATTACTGACGTATTAAATATCGGAATCAAAGATATTTTTGATGTGATTGATGTTGATATAGATAAGAAAGCTAAAGAAAAAGAGGAGTGGAAACGCAAATACCAGAAGTATAAATAGGAGGTATTTGCCCTCTTTATTACATAAATGTAATATTCATGTAAAAATGTATAGACGAGTTAATCATTTTGTATTATAATTACATTAACATAAAAAACAATTAGATAAAGGGAGAGAATGCCTGTGAGTTTTGTTGATAAATTTATCGATTCTTTAGAATTAAAGGGCGAGCTCAAAGGTTTTGCAAAAGTATTATTAAGGACACAGGATGATTGCATAGAGTTTTACATAAAACATTTTGGTAACAACCATTATATTATTAATGATTTATTAGATTATCGAAAGTCAAAAATCGATATGTCGAATTTGTCGTTTGACAAATTCGCTGAAATGTGTAATAACATAGGTATGAAGGAAGCGTTTGAAAATGTGTTTCTATATCATTTTAGCACACAAGCTATTAAATTAGTGGAATTTATGATTCTTACAGATAAAACATCATTAGAAGAGATTTATTCCTCATTCGTTAGAAACCCAGATGAAAATGTTATGAAAAATGTGTTATGAAGGGTTGACAACATAGTTTATTTATGATATAATTGAATATGTTACTAAGGAAAAGAGTTTTAAAACTCTATTCCTTCACCATAAATACAAAAAATAATCATTTTAGGAGGAATTGATAGTTATGGCAGACGAAAAAACAAAACTACAAGAAACAAAAGGCACTTTCAAAGTCATCGGTAAAGTAACACGTATCGACAAAGATGGTGCTTTTAGAGAAGAGGTTATGAATAAGCCAGACAACAGAAATCATGGTCGCTTATATCGTAGCTTACGATTTGGGGTTAAAACATCTCCAACAAATGAAATCACAGTACAAACATTTGATTACGAGCCACAAGAAGTGTTTTTGTGGAGCAGTAAAAAACGTGAAGCAGACCCTAATTATAAAGGAGACCGCATTCCTTTTGGAACTTGGGAAGAACAGCAAGATGAATTGCGTGAACAAGGTTATGTAGTATTACAATCACGTATCGGTTTAGATTATGACGAAAAAGGTAAACTAAAAACTAAAGGATTGCCACGATTCGTTGCTTCAAAAGAAATCTATGAAAATCTTAATAATGGTGATAGTGTAGTAGTTGAAGGAAGTATTCGCTATTCAAAATACAAAAACCGTAACGATGAGATTGTGGAGCAAAAGAACTATATAATTGAAAAAGTTTTTCGAATTAAAGATGTTGATTTTGAAGATGAGAAATTCGAAGAAGTATCATATTTCGAACAAGAAATGGTGTTTGTTGACGCTGATTTAGATAAAAAAGAGAAAAAAGCATATGTTACAGGTCGCATCATTGACTTTAACGGTAACTTTGAAGATACTCAATTTGTTGTTAACTTTGCAGATGAGAAAGGTGAATCCGACCCTGCTATGCTTAAATTAGCACAGGCGTTTACAAAAAAAATGAATTTTGGTGATGTTATTAACGTATTCGGTGATACTATTAATCGTGTAGTCGTTGAAGAAGTTGAAGAGGAAGAAGATGACGATGACGATTTATTAGCAGAATTAGGTGGGCGTAGTAAACCTAAACATGCACAAAACTATGTATCACGTACATATATTACTGAAATGAGAATTAACGGTGTAGACGCTTGGAAGAAAGGGGTTTACACAGAAGATGATTTCGAGAAAGATAGTTTAATTGATGGCGATGAAGATTTAGCTGAATTGGGTGGTAAGAAAAAACCTAATACTAAAAATCCATTTGATTTAGACGATGATTCGAATATCGAAATTGACGAAGATTCGTTGCCATTTTAAGAATTTAAAATGAGTTTATAGTATTTATGCTTGACAAGAGTAATAAATAATGATATAATAATGGTGTGTAAGGAGGGTTGCACACCAATCTCAATTACAAAATCGTAAAAATTCACGATAACAGCAACGACTAAATATTGCTAATAATTTAACAATAACAGAGAAGGTGAAATATTGCTAAAATATACAATAACAACCACGCTGAAAAGTTGCTAACGATTTTTATGAAAAATAACACGAAAATTGCGATAGAATTTTTGAACGATAACATTTAAGATTCGTAGACAAAAATTTTACAAAGTCGCAGAAACGTAGGAGCTAAGACAATCAAGAAGGAAAGCTCCCCTTCACATAATAAAAAAAATGTGAAAAAGGGGAAATGTATTTATGTCAAGATTTAAAAATTTAAAACCTCATCGTGTAGTAGCTGACGCATTCAATTACAAGTATGTTATCGCAGGTCGTCCAAAAGCAGGTAAAACATCGCTTGTGCATGGAATCGTTAAAGAGAAATATGATGGAGATTTATCAAAACTCTTACTAATCGCATTTGAAAAAGGATATAACGCATTGAACGGTATTTATGCAGAAGATATTAACGAATGGACTGATTTCGTAGAGTTGGTTGACGACTTAATTGAAGAGAAAGATGATATTCCATTCCGTATCTTAGCATTAGATACAGTTGATGAAATGGCTAAAATGGCTACACAGCATGTATTAAAAGTACAGAGCCGAAAACAAGGTAAGAAATTTGAAGCTATCAACGATTTAGCCTATGGTAAAGGTTATGAGTTGCTAGACAATACAATTTCAGAACAGCTTCAAAAGTTAGATAAAGCAGGATTCTCACTTATCTACATTACACATGATAAAGACCGTCAATTTGAAACTCGTGAAGGGTTAAAATACGATAAAACTACATTATCATTAAGTGGTCGTGTACGTGATTTAATTCTTAACCAAGTTGACTTTATCGTATTCGTTGAGTTGGGTAAAGAATTAGAGAAAGGTGTAATGGTTGATAAACGCTACATCTACTTCAGAGGTGATTCTGGACTTGAAGCAGGTAGCCGATTCAAGCATGTACCTAACCGTATTGAATACTCTTACAAAGGATTTATTGATACAGTTGAACAAGCTATTGAAGCTGAATATGGTGGAGATAAGAAAGCTGTAGAAGAAGCCAGAAAAGAGCAGAATGCACAGAAAGAGAAAGAAGCACAAGAGTTTGTAAGTAAAGTTAAAAATGCTAAGACACCAGAAGAGTTACAAAGTGAAATCTTAGAGATTATAACAGGCATGGAACAAGATGTTAAAGTTGAGGTTGCAAAATACTTTAAAGAACATCTAGGAAGTGCAGACCCACGTAAATCTGATGATGTTGAAGCATTGACTAAAGCGTTAGAATACGTTAAAAGTCTATAATTAATACATAAAAACAAAAATAGGTTGGTAGTTTAATATTACCAACCTATCGTTTTTGATAGTAAAATTGTTAAAAATTATTAGGAGTGGTTTTTTTGTTATATAAGAGAAATGATACGCTTGCGTTATCATTGGCTCTTATGTTTATAACACTATTCACTATTGTTATAAATGTTTATTATAAGGGTCAAATATCGGAAGCCGAAAAAGAAATCGAAATTCTAAAAGAATCAAAAAAAATAAAAGAGGATAAAATTTCAGAATTAGAATTAGAAATCGAATCGGTTTACGAAAAGTTATCCGAAAAAGAAAATTCGATTTTAGAATTTGAAGAAAAATTAAAAAAGGTTGAAAACGAGAACGAAAAATTAAAAAAGGAATTAGAAAAATATGACAGCCTTCGAAAACTGAATATGGTTGCCACAGCTTACACATCAAAATGTGATGGTTGCACAGGTATAACAGCAACAGGATATGATGTTAGAAATACAGTTTATAAAGACGGTTACAGAGTTGTATCAACTGATAAAAATGTTATACCTATGGATTCTTTACTATACATAGAATCCGTAAATGATTCATTTGAACCATTTGTAGCTATATCGTCAGATGTAGGCGGTGCTATAAAAGGCAATAGAATAGATATATTAGTAGAAAACGAGTCAAAAGCATATGGTTTCGGTGTAAGAGATATTAAAGTTACCGTATTGAGAGAAGGGGGTGGTTAAATATGGAAGTATGGAAAGATATAAATCCGATAATGATAATAGTTGATGGTTGTGATTGCACAGGTAAGACAACATTAATCAATGAATTGTCTAGGGTAACTGGATTTAAGGTTTTAAAAGGTAGCGATTTTAATATAGCAGAACAAGGTGCGGAAAAAATGTATGAATTTATGTTATCATTAAGCAGATTAAATGAATCTGTGATATTAGATAGATACTTTATATCTAATCTTGTGTACGCACCAATGTATAATGCTAATATGCTTAAAGAAAGTCATATAAAATCCATAATCAATGAGATAAAAAGAAAATCTATTACTATATACCTATTTGCTGATGAAGATATTATACGAGACAGAATGATTAATCGCAGTGATGATTATATAAATATTAATGATATTGGTGAAATATTGAGTAGATATAAAGAAAAAATTGACGAATATAAAAATGATATTACAATATTAGAGTTTGATACTGGAATATATAGCTCCAATGAAATAGCAAACATGGTGAAGGAAATGATTATTTAAAAAGGATACTCGAAAGAGTATCCTTTGTTCGTAAATACACCTATTGACAAAAGCAAAAATTAATGATATAATATATACAGAACATAAATTTGGGGAGTGATTTATATGGGAAGAAAGGTTAAATGTCAATATTGTGGCATAACTGATACACCAAAAGATGAAATGGAGTTTGAGCTAGTTGGTAAAACTAAGCCTGTGAGAAAGTATTATCATCAAACTTGTTATCAAAAGTTTTTAGAAGATAAAAGGTTTAAAGAAAAAGAAGCAGAAGAGCTTGATAAACTCAAAACAACAATAGAAGATATTTTTGGAATCAAGCAACTACCTAATCAAGCATATCCACTCTTACAAAAATTAAGAAATGGTGAGCAGGTTTTCGGTAAGCAGAACATGGGTAAACGCTATAAAGAGGGTTATACATATAGCTTAATAGAGGAAACTTTTAGATATTGTGAGGACATAATTCAATATTGGTTGAGCGTTAAGAGTTTCAATGGCTTTATGGGAGCTTTCAAATATGCATTATCGATAGTTATTGATAAGATTTATTACGTTGAACAGAGAGCAAAGAAACGTGAAAGAGAGCGGTTTATGGTTGATAAATATATTGAGCGTGTTGAAACTACAGATGTAATGTTTGAAAGCAACTACAAGAAAAAATCTAGAAAAAATGATGATATACTAGATTTCTTAGATGACTAATGAGGTGGTAAGATGGCGAAAGATACAACTAAAGAGATTGCTAGAAAAGAAGTTGAAAAAATCAATAAGAATGCTGAAATTTATGAAGCATACTTTGTGGGCTTGCTTTGGGCAGACCCAGTCAATAACTATGGTGAGTATAGAGATATTATATCACAGGATGAATTTATACATGATGTTTGGGGATTCTTTTATGAACTAGGTGGAAGAATGTATGACGATGGTGTGCAGAAGTTTGATGATATTACAGTACATACTAAGGTAAAAGAATATGGAATTGAAGATGATTTTGCTCAATATGGCAAAATGACAACTATTGAGGATGCCGTTAATATCGTTGCAGAGAATGCTGATAATATTGAGTATTATTATGAGGTAATCAAGAAAAATTATGTCATTAGACAGCTTTATGAGTTATTTGGTGCTAAAGTATTAGTGCCAAAAGGAAAGTATGATTGGCATAAAATGAATCGTGAACAGTTGACTAAATATTGGAGCGATAAACTAAATAAGATTTCAATGGATAACGTAAGCAACTATGAAGCCGAAAATCTCTATATAGATGCTGATGAGTTTATTAGAAAACTAGAAGAGGAATCGGCTGATATGTTGCCATATTATAAGAGCGGATTATTGAATAGTATATCACAAGGTATTCCTAGAGGTCATGTTACAATGATAGGTGGTTTTGGAGGGGCAGGAAAGAGCAGTATTATAACTGAAAAATTCATTATGTCATGTATATCCAACAAAGAACGTGCTATTGTAGTATTAAATGAGGAAGATGCACAAGCATTACGTCAAAAAGTGGTTTTATCAATTTTATATCATGAGTTACATACAGGAATTGATAGAAAGAGACTAGTCAATGGTAGGTTGCAAGATATTGATAAAAATAAAATTAGAGAAGCGTTTGACAAAATGAAGGAATTAATGGATGGAGAAGAAGCTTTAATTAAGGTTATTTTTATGGAAAGATATGTAATGAAAGATTTAGAAAAAATCGTTAGATTTTGGGCAAATCGTGGATATTATAATTTGCTAATTGACACACATAAACCTTCCGATGAATCGATGCACGACACACGTTGGGAAACGTTTACAGAAGATATGAAAGAGATTTATAGATGGACACGTAAAAATGCAGGTGGAATGAATTTGAGAACTGTTGTAACTTTCCAGTTAGCAGATAACGCTATCAAACATCGATACCTTGACTATGAAGCTATTGGCGAAGGTAAAAAAGCTAAAAACGAAGCTTCAATCATGTATATGTTTAGAAGTGTTTGGGCAGATGAATATGAGGGTGAAAAGAGAGAATTACAATGTTATAGATTGATTAAAAATAATAAAGGTGGCTATGATAAAGAATATTTTACACTAGAAAAAGGTAAGACTTACTACTTGTGGTTTACTCCTAAAAATCGATTTGGTGCTACAAATGATAACGGTCAACCTGTACTAGTTATTGAGCCATTATTTAATTTTAACGCATTCAAAGAAATAGGGTGGTGCTTCGTTGCCAATGACAAATCAGGAAGATAGATTAAGAGAATGGAGAAAGATTAGTGAGATACCTAAAAGAGTATTCACTATCAAGGTGAGAAGTTAGGCAAGTTAACTCTAAGAGAATTTGGATATATAAATAAAAATGGTAAAAACATAGGATATTGGCTATGTGATTGTGATTGTGGGAATAAAGATTTGCTATTTTGGGGTAGCGACATATATAGAGGTAAAATAGTTAGTTGCGGTTGTCATAAGAGAGAAATAAATAAGGAAAGAATGACAACACACAATATGTCAAGAACTAGATTTTACAAAATATGGGAATCAATGATTGGTAGATGTTACAGAAAATCTCACACATCATATAAAGACTATGGTGCTAAAGGAGTAAAAGTTTGTGATAGGTGGCATTCATTTGACAACTTCTATAATGATATGTATGAATCATTTGTTATGCACTCTAGCATATTTGGAGAAGATAATACTAGTTTAGACAGAATCGAGAATAACAAAAGGTATGAGCCATCTAATTGTCGGTGGACTACATGGAAGAAACAGTTTAGGAATAGAACTACAAATAAGTATTTTATAGCGATAAATCCTAAAGGAGATAAATTTATTCATAATGTAATTAAAGATTTTGCAAAAGAACATAATTTAACTAAAAGCTTAATATCTCATTGTTTAAGAGGTGTGCAAAAATCACACAAAGGTTGGACATTTAGATATGCAACAGATGAGGAAGTAGAGAAATATAAGAGCGGAAGGTAAGATTCCGCTTTTGACTTTTACTATAAATAATGGTATAATTATAGTAAAAGTAAGGGGTGATTCGATGAATGTCAGACTTAAAGAAAATTAAAGATAAACTAAGAGACCCAGACAAAATCATAAGATTACTAGAAGCAATTGGCTGTGAATATGTAAAAGAGGAACAACATGGAAAATTAATAACAGCTCAATTACCAGAGAGGTTTTACAGTAATAATAAACGTGCAACGCAAGTACGGTTAAACGAATCATTGTCTTGTTACATAAGAAATAGGGCGGACTTTAAAGGAGATATATTTTCTTTAGTATCTTATATCCATCATGAAAAACGTGGAGAAGAAATACAGAAAGACTTGCCTAAAGCTAAAGAATATATATGTAAGTTGTTTGGTTGGAATGAGTTTTGGTCAAAAACTAAAGGAACTATCGTAGTAAAGGACTATACAGCATCATTAAAAGAGATAATTGGGAATAAAAATCGTAAAAGAGAGATAAAGCCTAATCCTGTACTACCAGAAGAAATAATGCAACAGTACTACCCATTTGGTAAACCGCTCCCTTTCCAAGATTGGATTGATGAAGGTATATCATATAAGACACAACAATTTTACTGTGTGGGATTTGATTTAGAATCTAAGCGTGTAGTATTTCCTTTGAGGAATAGATTTGGACAGATAGTTGGCGTTAAAGGTCGAATAATGAAAACAGATGATGACCCAGAGCGCAAATATCTATATTTATATCCTTGTAATAATAGTTATGAATTGTTTAATTTCCATAATGCTCACCCTTATATCTTAATGGAAAAAAGGGTTTACATATATGAAGCGGAGAAAAGCTGTATGAAAGCTTTTGATTGGGGGATTTACAATACAGTAGCTATTGGTGCGTCTGACATTTCAGAAGTGCAGGCAGATATGATTAAAAAATTAGGACTAGATATTGAGATTGTTTTATGCTATGATAAAGATAAGACACCAAAAGATGTAAAGAGATATGCAAAAGTTTTTGAAGGAAGAAAAGTTTATGGAATGATTGATACAGACAATTTGCTTGAAGGTAAAGACTCTCCTGTAGATAAAGGTTTTGAAATTTGGAATAAATTAGTGGAAAATAATATTTATGAAATTAAATTGTAAGGAATTTACCAAAATTTGTTGACAAGCATAAATAATTATGATATAATAATAACACAATAGAAACATAGAAAAAATTCTACCTCATTCATCTGTAACATGTTCAGCAAAGTTGAATATTATGATACTAAAACAAAAAATAATCGTATTTTATTTTCAGCTTTGTTAAACGCAAAAAATAATTATTTGAGAGGAGAAAATGACATGAAACGTTTTGGTATTATAAAACAAATAGCTATAGGTTATAAGGAGATGGGTGCTATTAATCTGGCAATATCACATGCCGATTTCAAATATGAAAACGAAGCTATGATAAAGTTAGGAGATGTATATAATGAAATGGTTACAGAGGACACCGAAGGTAATGCCGAATCCGACAGATTCTATTTTGGATAAGATTGCTAAAATTAGAGGGATTGAAGATGTAAACAGATTCTTAAATCCAACCAAAGATGAAATGTTTGACTCATATTTAATTAAGAATATTGTTGAAGCAAGTGAAAAAATCTTACAATATGTAAAAGATGGTAAACGTATCGTATTATCATATGACGCTGATGCTGATGGACTAACTTCTACTAGTATTATGTATCGATATTTAAAAAATTATACAGATAATGTAGATTATATTTATAACGAACGGAATCATGGTCATGGTATTCATGAACAGACAAGATTAGATTTTATTTATGAAGATGATGTTGATGAAAATGGAGAAATAATTAATGAAGAAAAGAAGTATCGTTATGAAATGAATAAAAGGAATTTAGAGAAAATCAGTCAAGCAGACCTTCTAATTATCATTGATTCATCTTCAAATGATGTAGAAGCCTGCAAAAAGTTAATTGACGATTTTGGAATTGAAATCGTTATTATTGACCATCATGCTATTGAAGTTGAAAATCCTCACGTTTTATTAGTAAATCCCCAACAAGAAGGTGACGAATACCCTAACAAATTCCTAAGCGGTGCAGGAGTTGTGTTTAAAGTATTGCAGGTTATGGAAGATATTTTAGGAGATGAGGGTAAAGTAGACCCATTCGACTTTATGGATTTGGT